AGTAATCAAAGACAATCAGGACAGAGGTCGCTGATCACGACCAGTTGCGGTCAGTGGGGTGCCCCTCCATCCCACTGCCTTTTTTCGTGCGCGAACATGGCCGACCCCAAGGACCTCTCAGACACAATTTCCGAGAACGCGCAGGCGCCCCAGTATGCACAAGGCGATCAAGGGGCCATGCGTCAGCACCCAATCCCAGACCAGATTGCGGCGGATCGCTACCGCAAGGGTGAGACGCAACTCAAAACCACAAACCGTGGCTTTCTCATGACCAAACTGCGGCCGCCTGGAACCGTCTGATGGTGCGAATTCTCGACTCCAACGGCAAACCGTTCCCTACGCGTGATCAGTCGCGGGCACAGGTGCTCCGCGCCAAATTCGATGCGGCCCAGACAGTCACCGACAACTCGAGGCACTGGGCTAATACCGACGCCCTGGCTGCTGACGCCGCCGCCTCGTATAGCGTCCGGAAGACGCTACGGGAGCGAGCCCGTTACGAGGTGGCCAACAATAGTTATGCGCGCGGCATTGTTCTCTCGTTGGCTAACGACACTATTGGGACAGGCCCAAGGCTTCAGGTGTTGTTCGATGATGAGCCTTGTCTCAACGAGCAAATCGAACAGGAGTTTATGCGGTGGGCGTACGCTACCAAGTTGCCACGAAAACTACGCACAATGCGAATGGCCCGATGTGTCGATGGCGAGGCGTTCGGCTTGTTTGTCAATAACGAGCGACTAGGCACGCCAGTCCAGCTTGACATGCGGCTGGTCGAGGCCGATCAGATTCACACCCCGAACATGTTGGGGACCGAACAAAACCAAGTCGATGGCATCAAATACGACGCGCTTGGAAATCCGATTGAATATCACGTTCTAAAAGCGCATCCTGGAACTGACACATGGGCAATTGTTGAGGCGACAGAATACACCAAGTGGTCTGCTGAAGCGGTAGTCCACCTCTACCGCCTCGATCGGCCCGACCTACACCGCGGCATACCAGAGATCACGCCCGCGCTGCCTCTGTTCGCGGAGCTACGGCGTTACACGTTGGCGGTGATAAGAGCGGCAGAAACCGCCGCAGACTTTGCCGCGGTGCTATTCACCGACAGCCCAGCGATTGACCCGGAAGAGGTAGAGCCGCTGGACTATATTGACCTAGACCGCGGTACGGCGATGACGTTGCCGATGGGGTGGAAGTTGGGGCAGACCAAGCCCGAACAACCAACGACCACCTATGGCGAATTCAAGCAGGAGATTCTCGACGAGATCCTGCGGTGCCTTCTGATGCCGCATAACGTGGGTGTGGGTAATTCGGCGGATTACAACTACGCGTCAGGCCGGCTCGACCATCAAACCTATCACAAAGCTATTACGGTGGATCGAGCCGACCTGGAGCAAGAGTGCTTGGATCGCATCTTTTCGCAGTGGCTCTACGAAGCCAGCCGCATTCCAGAGTATCTGCCACCGCTACCCGAGAACATCCCTCACGAGTGGCACTGGGACGGTTTTGCGCATGTGGACCCAGTGAAAGAGGCGCAGGCCAAGAAGGTGTTGCTTGAGAACAACTTGACCACCCTTGCGCACGAGTATGCCCAAGAGGGACGCGATTGGGAAAAGGCGATCAAGCAGCGCGGGCGCGAGAAACAGGCGTTGAAAGACGCGGGGCTGGAACAAGAAGAGGAGAAACAGAATGGCGTACCTGAACGCGCACAGCAGCCCGAATGAGCTTGTTCTGGCAGCCGAGGGGCAACTGACCATCGAGGCGGGCGACGAGCACAAACGCCCCACGGTGAGCATCCTGGCCTACACGGGCGGCATTATGACCGTCAACGGTTGGGGGCCGGTTGTTGTCGACCTGGAGGGTTTGGAAATCAAAGCTGGTCGGTTGCCGTTATTGGCCGATCATACCTCTACTCTGGGCGGAGTGATCGGGCACGGAGAGGCAACCAAACAGGACGGGCAGCTCCTGGTTGCTGGGGAAATTGCCCCTGTCACCGACGCTGCGCGGCAAATTGTCGAACTGTCACAGAATGGGTTTGAGTTCCAGGCATCCATCGGGGTTCGCCCGAGCAAGGTGCAACAAATCAAGGCGGGGAGGTCTGTGCGTGTCAACGGCCGCACGATCAAGTCAGACCGGCCTTTCTTTCTGGTTAGCGCGGGACTTCTCCGCGAAACATCAATTGTAGCCATCGGAGCTGATCCCGAAACGGGAGTCTCGGTGGCGGCTTCCGAAGGCTTTAGCAAAGGAGCAGAGGCGATGGATGAAAAGTTCGTCGAGTGGCTCGCCGCGAACGGTTGGGAAAACCCCGACGAGTTGAGTGAGCAGCAGGTTAAGCACCTGCAAGCAACGTACGAGGCGGGGCAGACCCCGCCCGCCGCAACTGAAGTGCCGCCCACAGCTGGTGATGTGGACGCATTTATTGAGGCGCAGGCCACCGAGACGGAACGGATTGGCAAGATTCGCGCCGCCTGCAATGGTGAGTTTCCGGAGATCGAGGCGCAGGCCATCCGCGAAAAGTGGAGTCCCGAAAAGGCAGAGCTGACGGTCCTCCGCAAGTCGCGCAAAACTGCCCCAGCCATTCACGACGGCGGTGCAAGCGTGGACAATAAGGTACTGGAGTGTGCCGTTCGGCTCGCTGGCGACGAGAAGGAAGACAACCTGTTCGATGAGTACGGCGAGCAAACCATTGAAGCCTCCACGAAATATCGCGGAATGGGGCTCAAGGGATTGATCGATCTGTGTTGTCGCATGGAGGGTCGCCCCAGTCCTGGACTCAGCGATTCACCTGGTGATATTCTGGCCGCCGGCTTTACGACTGCCAGCCTGTCGGGGATTCTGGGGGACTCTGCCCGCAAGGCTATGCAGGCCGCATACAGAGACTTCTCCAGCGTTTGCAAGACGGTGAGCAAGAAGTTGACTGTCTCGGACTTCAAAACACACACGGGGTATCGCCTGACTGGTGACACCGTGATGAAAGAAGTTGGCGCTGGCGGTGAACTCAAGCACGCAACGATCGATGAGGAAAGTTTCACCTATTCGGCAGCAACGTACGGGCGCATTTTCGGCGTCACGCGTACCATGTTGATCAACGACGACCTTGGGGCGTTCACGGAAATACCGCGACTGATCGGGCGCGGTGCTGCCCTTGCCCTCGAGCAGGCGTTTTGGACGTTGGTACTGGCCAATACGGGCGACTTCTTCGGGTCGACCAACAGCAACCAGATCACAACCGCGCTCGGTTCCACGGGACTCAAGAACGCGGTCAAGACGTTCCGCAAGCTGACGGATGCGGACGGGCACCCGATTATGGTCACGCCGAAGTATCTCCTGGTGCCGCCTGATCTGGAAGAGACAGCTGACGAGTTGTACGTCAGTACGCACGTGAACACGGGCGGGTCAAGCACAACCGCGAAGGTTCCCAACCGCAACGTCCACGCCAACAAGTACCAGCCGCTCGTGTCGCCATATCTGTCGAACACGGGATACACAGGCTATTCGGCAACGGCGTACTACCTGCTGGGCGATCCCGCCGACGTGGCTTGCTTCGGCATTGCATACCTGAACGGCAATGAGCGCCCGACCATTGAAGAGGTGGACGTGCGCAATGACGTTCTTGGCAAGGCGTGGCGTGGATACTTCGACTTTGGCGTGTGCCAGGTCGATAAGCGCGGCGGCGTCAAGAGCACAGGCGCTGGCTAAACCGTGCGTTTCCCGATTTCCGAGACCTAACGAAGAGGAGAATTAGTCGATGGCGACTACCTACATCTGGCAAAGTGGCCAGCGTAGCGTCGACTACACGCCGGGGAGCGCTGTTTCCGCTGGTGATGTGGTTGTACAAAGCGGCTTGGTCGGCGTTGCCGAAAACGACATCGCGGCGAGCGCCAAAGGCTCGCTGCAAATTGACGCGGTTATCAAGGCACCGAAGACGACGGGCACCAGCACTGCGATTGCCGCTGGCGATCGTGTCTACTGGGACGCGACCAACTCGGTGATGACCGAGAACGACGACGGAACGACCGCTGCCGGGGTTGCTGTTGTTGCGGCTGCCGATGCCGACAGTTGGGTGTATGTCCTCCTGATTCCTGGCTGCTACTTCACCTAATGGCTGACCTACTGAAAAGCGCCTCCGACTGGCTGGGGCGGATGTTCCAGGAACATGCGTCCCGGTCGGTCATATACTCGCGTGACTCTGCGGCAGTCGCCGTGGTGGCAACGGTAGGCAGAACAGTACACGAGGTGACGAACAACCTTGGCATTATGGTTGCGAGTGAATCGCGGGACTTCATTGTGCCAGCGAATCAGATTGTGTTGACGACAGGACAGACGGAACCACAAGGAGGTGATCGCATTACCGATTGGCAGAACTCAACGGAGCATATCTACGAGGTGATGCCATTTGGAAAGGACTCCAAGTGTTTTCGGTACTGTGACGCAGATCACGAAATGGTGCGGATTCACACCAAGGAAGTGGATCGGAATACATGAGCGGTGTACATACGGCGATAGCAGAGGCGGTGAAGGACGCGCTTAATGCGGCGAGTCTTAGCTCATCGTTTACAGCTACACGTGTGTGTGTGCCAGAACTGGAGTTGCGAAACACCGAGAATTTGGTTGTGCGCGTGTGGCCGGCTCCAGAGGGGCGCGTGACGACGCTCGACAGAGGCACGCGATCGAGGAAGCGGCGAGAGTACCCGGTGTTTGTTGGGGTCTTGAAAAAGTGCGACGTAGACACCAACGCAACAGTGGATGCTTATGCGTATTTGCTCGAGCAGATCGAAGACGAGTTTCTAGGGAACTCGCTGGCAGGTTATACGTCGGCGGTGTGTATCGCAGCCGAGCAAGTGGCTTTGTTCGCGTGGGAGAACATGCGACAGAAGCGGCAATATACAGGTGTCTCAAGGCTAACGTTTGTAAGGTTCGC